CCCAGTCACAGGATATGATATCCATTTCAAAAGAAAGAAGACTGGCCCACAGGTATTTAATGTCGAGTATCAATTACAAGTTCTAAAGTGTAAACCAAGAGAACTTGAAGATTGGGAAAAAGACTTAGTTGCAAATCTAAAGTCTATGGATGATGTTCTTCCAAGACCAACAGCTGACGCACAGTTAGAGTTACTAAGAAGAGTCAATGACTCAGGAAGTGAGGTTTCAGATGAAATCTCAGAGGAGTTTGATGTATCATGATAGGGGTCGGAGAAAAGTTTCCTGCGTTTACTTTGAAAGGAGTAAGCCCAGATAATGAGTTTGTAGATGTTTCAGTTACTGAACACTATGAGCCGTTAAAACATGATTATACAGTTATTTATTTTTATCCAAAAGATTTTACTTTTATTTGTCCAACAGAAATATTGGGCATGGATATACTAGAAGACGAAGCTAATGTAATTGGTATTAGCGGCGATAATGAGTTCTGTAAACTTGCATGGAAACAATCTAACCATCTCATAGAAAACATTAATCACTCACTTGCAGCTGATTGTGGACTCGGTCTAGCTTCTAAACTAGGAATAGTAGACGAAGCAGAAGGCGTCTGCTATAGAGCTACTTATATCATAGATAGAAATGATATAGTACAACATGTAAGTGTAAATACACTTGACACAGGCAGAAATTGTCAGGAAGTTCTAAGAACTTTACAAGCAATCAAAGCAGGTGGATTAACAGGTTGTGAATGGCAACCAGGAGAAGACTTCGTAGGATGATTTTATTTACAGCAGATTGGCATATTAAATTAGGACAAAAGAATGTACCCGTCCCTTGGGCGTGTAGTAGATATCAAATGTTCTTTGAACAAGTGCAGGAAGCTATAGATAAACACGAAGTTTCACTTCACATCATTGGCGGGGACTTGTTTGACCGAGTCCCTTCCATGGATGAACTTACTCTATATTTTGACGTTGTTAAAAATACAAAAGTAAGAACAATAATTTATGATGGCAACCACGAAGCTACTAAAAAGAATCATACATTTTTTGATAATTTAATTCGTGCAACACAAGATATAAACCCTCTAGTGTCAGTTGTTACTGAAACTTACTATGAGGACGACTGGGCGATTCTTCCCTATGCAGATTTGCATAAAAAGAATCATATAGAAAGCATCAATGCTGATGTTTTATTTACTCATGTGAGAGGAGAAATACCACCTCACGTTATACCAGAGGTAGATTTAGATAGATTTGATAAGTTTGATGTCGTATTTGCTGGAGATTTACATGCTCACGAGAATACTCAAAGAAATATTGTATATCCAGGCAGTCCTATGACAACATCATTTCATAGAAACGAAGTCCAAACGGGTTATCTAATTCTAAATCCTGAGAATCAATGGGAGTGGACGTGGCATCAGTTTGACTTACCACAACTTATTCGTAAGACTGTGGAAGACCCAAGCGAGATGGTACAAACAGACTTTCATCACACTATTTATGAAGTTACAGGAGATATGCAAGATTTGGCACAAGTCAAAAACTCAGAACTTCTTGACAAAAAAGTTATAAATAGAACTGTTGATGCAAGACTTGATTTGAGTGGAGATTTATCTATTTCTGATGAATTAGCAAAATATCTTCAAGAGATACTATCTTTTGATGATGAAAAGATAAAAAACATTATGGGAGTATTTAATGATTATTCTTCAGAAGTTAAAGTGGGATAACTGCTTCTCCTACGGAGCAGGTAATGAGATTGACTTATCAGAATCAACTCTCACCCAATTAGTAGGAACAAACGGTGTAGGGAAATCCTCTATCCCTCTTATTTTAGAGGAAGTTTTATTTAATAAGAATAGTAAAAATGTTAAGAAAGCTGACATCGCGAACCGATATGTCAATAACGGTTATAATATTAGCCTTTCTTTTACAGTGGACTCTTCTGAGTATGTTATCAGCGTAAACCGAAAATCTGCTCTAAAGTGTAAACTAACAAAGGATGGCGAAGATATTAGTTCACACACAGCGTCAAATACTTACAAGACGCTTGGGGATATTTTGGGCATTGATTTTAAGACATTTTCGCAATTAGTGTACCAGAATACCAATGCATCATTACAATTCTTGACAGCGACAGACACAAATAGGAAAAAGTTCCTAATTGACCTCTTAAAATTAGACGATTATGTCGCGTACTTTGAGACTTTCAAAGAAGCTGTAAGGGTAGCTAGTACTACAATTACAAGTGAGCAAGCGAAAATTGCAACAATTGAGAAATGGCTTTCAGACAATTTTTTAGAAGATACAAGTCTATTGGAAAAGAAGATTTTACCAAAAATTTCGGAAGAAGACGAACAATCTTTGCGTTCTTTACAATTAGATTTTGAAAATATCTCCGAAAAGAACAAAAAAATAAATCTGAATGAAAATCTGAAAGAACAGTTGAAAGATATTGACCTTGATAAAGCAAAAGCTGACTTACAAAGGTATCCAGAGGAACAACCTTATATCGAAGAACTAGGTAAAGTACAAACACTAAAAGTACAAAGTCTAAATGAAAAAGACATGGTCAACAAATACGAAGACCTAGAAAAACAAACGGATGCTGAATGTCCAACTTGTAGTCAAAAGATTGATGGAGAGTTTGTAAAAGCACAACTTAAACATCACACAATTGAATGGGCAAAAGTAGAAAAAGAATTAAGTGAACAGCAAGAAACTGTTGACAAAGTAGGAAAAGAGAATGAGATTCATAAACAAGCAAAAAGGAATATCAAGCAGTGGGAGGACCTCTACAGGTCTATCGACACTACGCTCCCAAGCCAAGCAATCAACGGAGAAGAAATCCAAAAACAAATTTTGGAACTTCGTCAAAGAATTGCCAGTGCTAGGGATTCTCTTCAAGAGGTAATCGATGAAAACGAGAGACGAGAAAGGCACAATACAAGGATTGGAATCATTGTTGAGCAAACGGATGATTTTAAGAGAGACCTTAGTGAATCTGAGTCTAGACTTGCGAGTGCAGAAAGCAAACTGGCGGTACTTGAAACACTTAAAAAGGCTTTCTCAACCAACGGACTCCTCGCTTACAAGATAGAAAGTCTTGTAAAAGAGTTAGAAATTCTTACAAATGAATATCTAGCAGAGTTTAGTGATGGTAGATTTGCCATCAATTTTGTAGTGGAGAATGACAAATTAAATGTGGAAGTGTCAGATAACGGCAATATTATTGACATCCTTGCTCTTTCTAGCGGCGAGTTAGCTAGAGTAAATATTGCAACGTTAGTATCAATAAGGAAGTTAATGACTTCAATAAGTAGAAGTCAAATCAATGTTCTTTTCCTTGACGAAGTAAACCAAGCGTTAGACGAAGTCGGAAAAGAAAAAGTAGTAGAGGTATTGTTAAAAGAAGAAAATCTCAATACATATATGGTGTCACATGGTTGGACACACCCTCTACTAGAAAAAATAGAAATTATTAAAGAAGACAATATAAGCTCTCTTGAATAGTATGACGAAATTAGTACTTGACAAGAAACTTAAAATTTGTTATAATATAGGAACATTATGAAAATAGAAATTTACAGTATACCAAATTGTCCCTACTGCGTAAAAGCCAAAGGCTTAGCGGAGAGAAAAGGACACGAAGTTATTTATAACATGATGGGCAAAGAGTTTCAGGCAGGCGATGTCAGAGAACTATTCCCCACAGCAAGAACTTTTCCACAAATCATAGTAGATGGCGATAAAATCGGTGGCTACACAGAACTGGAGAAGTTAATTGGTCAATAGTAGAAGAAAAGGACATGATGCAGAATTGAAAGTAGCTGCTATGTTACATAGACATAGCGGCGAAGCTTTCACACAAACACCTGGCTCGGGTAGTGGTAAAATAAAAGGTGACCTAATGGTTGCTCACAAGCACAACTTGTTTACAATAGAAGTTAAGTTCTATCGTGACATGGCTTTCAACCATAAAATATTTACCCAAAAGAGCAATACTTTTGTGAAGTGGTGGTCTAAACTTGTAAAACAAGCAGAACAAATGGAACAAGAACCGTTGTTGTTTTTCAAGGAAAACCACTCACAATGGTACGTGGCAACGACAAGAAAGCCACTTTACAAAAAACATTTATATATTAACTGGCTAGGGTGCTATGTCACTTTAGCTGAACAATTTTTAGAAACACAAGAGGTAAAGTTTACAAATGGCGATACAGTTTACGAACCATGGAAAGCCAATCCCGAATGGGAACTTATTGATTGTTGATGGACTCAATCTAGCTTTCCG